ACAGACTTTGCCAATGGTGTGACAATGGCCAGCGGGTCAAGAATCACTGTGGCCGATGCCGGAATCTGGAACTTGCAGTTTTCCATTCAACTAAAAAACACCACAAACGATGGTCAAGATGTGGATATCTGGTTTCGCAAAAATGGGACAAATATTGCCAATTCAAACAGCAGATTTCACTTGGTAGCAAGAAAAGGTTCTGGCGACCCAAGTCATATCATTGCTGCATTGAACTTTTTTGTAAGCATGAATTCAAACGATTACGTTGAAATTATGTGGAGAACTGAAAATACTGGCGTAAGCATAGAGCATTTTGGGACAAGCACCAGTCCTACACGGCCAGCAGTCCCATCAGCCATTGTCACAATGAGCTTTGTCTCAAACATTAAATAAGCACTGCCATGTACATACCAATCAAATTACCACCAGGCATTTACAGAAACGGCACTGAATACCAATCAGCAGGCCGCTGGTATGACGCAAATCTGGTGCGCTGGTACGAGAACACTTTGCGCCCCATGGGTGGCTGGAGAAAACGTGCAACTGGCCAGATGTCTGGTCTGTGCCGCGGATTTATCACTTGGCGCGATAACAGTGCAAATCGATTCATTGCAGCCGGTACGCATACCAAACTGTATGCGATGAACGAGGCTGGCACACTCAAAGAAATCACGCCAACTGGCTTCACAGCCGGTATTGCTAATGCATTGTCTACGACAGGCTATGGATACAGCACTTATGGCTCATTAGCCTATGGAACTCCACGACCAGATACTGGAGTGAGCGCCCCAGCCACCACATGGTCCCTAGACACCTGGGGCGAGTATTTGGTGGCTTGCTCCGATGCAGATGGCAAGCTGTATGAGTGGCAATTAGGCTTTACAACGCCAACCCTTGCAGCGGCCATTGCCAACGCACCTACTGGCAACAAAGCACTACTGGTCACGCAAGAGCGCATTCTGTTTGCTCTTGGCGCTGGTGGTAATCCCCGCAAGGTGCAGTGGTGCGACCAAGAGAACAATACCCAGTGGACACCGGCAGGCGACAATCTGGCCGGTGACTATGAGCTGGCCACGCCTGGCACATTGATCGCTGGCAAAAGGGTCAAGGGTGTAAACCTACTCTTTACAGATGTGGATGTTCACACGGCCCAGTATGTTGGCGCGCCATTTGTTTATGGTTTTGAAAAGGCCGGATCAGGCTGCGGCCTCATTTCAGCCCAAGCGGTGGCGGCCATTGATACGGCAGCCATTTGGATGAGCAAGGCAGGCTTTTGGATATATGACGGCTATGTCAAACCACTGCCAAGTGATGTGTCTGACTATGTCTTTGGCAATTTGAACTTTAATCAGGCATCCAAGGTCTATGCGGTCCACAATAGCAAATATGGTGAAATCTGGTGGTATTACCCAAGCAATGGAAGCACAGAAAATGACAGTTATGTCACTTTCAACTATCGAGAAAACCACTGGAACATAGGATTATTGGCCAGAACTGCTGGTGCTGATTCTGGAGTGTTTGCCAATCCTTTGATGGTTTCAACTGATGGCTTTGTCTATGAGCATGAAGTCGGGTTTGCCTATGACAGCGCCAGCCTTTATGCCGAGTCTGGCCCAGTCCAACTGGGCAATGGCGACAACATCATGTCTGTGCGCCAAGTCATTCCCGATGAGCAGACACTGGGTGAGGCGGTGGTTTCATTTAAAACGAGAAACTATCCCACAGGCACACAATCCACATTTGGACCATACACGGCAGCCAACCCGACTTCAGTCCGGTTCTCTGGCCGACAAGTCAATGTGAAGGTGACTGGCAACACTTTGGCCGACTGGCGCATTGGGGTGATGAGGCTTGAGGCCATCCCGTCTGGAAAGCGATGAGCGACCAAGAACATTTGGAAAGGCTGCGCCACCATGTGGAGGCTGCTTTAGAATACAGTGGAGGCACACACAATTTTGACGATGTCGCTGAGATGGTCGAAGATCACAGATTACAGCTGTGGCCAGCCAAAGACTCGGTGGTATTGACAGAGATCATTGTCTATCCCAGGCTAAAGAATTTGCATTATTTTCTGGCTGGTGGCGACCTAGATGAACTCTCACGGATGCGACCATTGATCGAATCCTGGGGCAAGTCTGTCGGCTGCACCAGGGTGACTTTGGCAGGCCGAAGAGGCTGGGCAAAGACATTTTTGAAAGACGAAGGTTACAGTCCACAATGGTCTGTAATGGCAAAGGAACTTTAGGGGATAAATATGGCAACTGCAAAGTACACGCAAGAACAAATCAATGCTGCTTTAGCAGCCGAATTAGCTGCACGGCCTCAGACATCTCAGGCTGATTTAAATGCTTATGCCAAAGCCACCTATGGTTTGACTGATGCACAACTCAATGCTGCATACGACACGATCCCTGGCTTTAATGCTCAAGGTCAGTATGACGCTGCCGATTACATTGCTACTTCTCGACCTGGTCAAGTATCGCCACAAATGGTGGTAGATGCGGCCAATGCGGCAAACCCATACTCTGCCCAGAACATGGCCAGAGTGGATACAACCAGACCAGGTCAATATGTGCAAGATGCCAGTGGCAGGCCAGTGGCGCTAACTGCATATTCACCGGGCTTTGACATTAACAACCCAAGAGCATTACAAAGTTTAGGTGAATTACGTGCTATGGGTGGAACAGACTCTGCATCACAAGCATTCAATGCAATTGCAACGCCAGCACAAAAGGCTGAAGCTGACAGATTGTGGTCTGTAGAAAAAGCAAGACTAGAGGGAATTGATAGGCAAGCAGGCTTGCTAACTCCTACTGGCCAAACAACACAAACAGCTGCAACAAATCTTGCTCGCGACACTACGGGTGGAATTTTTAGTGGGATTAGGGGTGCAATTAACAGTGGAATTGGCCAGAACAGAACATATACAGCAGCAGAAGAAGCGTTATATAACGCATATAGATCAGGCAACATTGCCGAATTTAATCGTCTGACAGCTGCCAATAAATTCACAGCAGGGGATATGCAATCCAAATTTGGATTGACTGATGCTGATATGAATTGGATTACAAACAACGCTGGTGGAAAGTTTTATTCTGAAGGCGGTACTGGCCCAGGGGGAGTCCCAGGTGGAGTCCCAGGGGGCAATACTGGCGGCCTTGGTGGTTTGGGCGGTGTAGGCACATTTGGCCAGAACTTTCAAAATTACACATCAATCCCAATTGGCGCTCAATACAACCCCAATGTGGTCGGTGGCACTGGTTCTCCATACGCCCAAGTCATGGGCCAGATGCGGCCATTTTCTAACCCCTATGCAAATATGCCTGTTAATACACCAATGGGTGGATATGACCCAGGGCTGTATGACCGACTTCTTACAAACGCAGCAGCAAAAGCTGATGTCGCTGCACGAGGTGGAAATGTAGTGGAAGTTGGTGGCACTTCTGCGGATACGGGAGTATCCCAAGAATCAATCAATGATGCAGTGGCAGCCGCAAATGCTGCTGCTGCTGTCACTGGTGAATCTGTCAGTGTCTCTGGTGAAACTGGCGAAAGCGTTAGTGGAATTTACAATAAAGGCGGCATTGTTGATGGACTATTTGGCCCCAACCCACCTGGTCCAGATGATGGCGCTGGCTTGTTAACCCGTGGCGAATATGTGATCAAGAAGTCTTCAGTCAACAAGTATGGCCGCGGTCTTCTGGACATGATCAATGAAGGCAAAGTGTCTGCCAAGAAAATGAAATCTTTACTCGGATAAGGTGGCAATATGTCAAAAGGTGGAACAACAACCTCAACAAGCTCGATTGATCCTCAAATCAAAGAAGCATTCTTAGCCAACTTTCAGCAGGCCCAAGGGGTCGCTGGCGCTTTGCCGGTCCAGCAGTTTGCTGGCTACAACCCAATGTATATGGCAGGCGAGGAGGCTCTGGTTAACACCGGCCTCGCTGGCCCAGGCATTACTGGCACAGACTTGGCAGCCCAAATGGCTGCTTATGGTGGCGTATACCAGCCTGCACAGATTTCAGCACAGCAGACTAATTTGGGATTGACTGGCCCAGGCTCTATTGGCTCTTACATGAATCCATATACATCAGCTGTGCGCACCAATGCATTGGCTGATCTGGAATCAGCAAGACGCGCTGCCATTCAGCAGACTGGTGAACGTGCCACACAAGCCCGTGCTTTTGGTGGATCACGCCAAGGTGTGGCCGAGGCTCTGACAAACCAAGGGTTTGCCAAGCAAGCCGCCACACTTGGCACTCAACTCAACGAGCAAGCATTCAACCAGGCAATGGCCATGCAGCAGGCCGACATTGGCCGCAGATCAGCAGCCGACATTGCCAATCAGCAAGCAGGCTTGCAAGGTGCGCAATTAAGGCTAGGTGGTGCAAGCCAGCTTGGCAATTTGGCTGCACAGCAACAAGCATTGCGTCTTGGTGGCGCTCAAGCGGTCATGGGCGCTGGCGGTGCGCGTCAGGCTTTGGACCAGCAACAAATGGATGCTATCCGGAATATTGGTTTGCAGCGCCTTGGTGTGGTCCAGTCTTCACTGGGTGCGCAGCCTGCTAACCTTGGCCAAGTGGCGACAACCCCATACAGCCAGAATGTCGGTGCTGGCCTATTAGGCGGTGCATTGGCTGGCTCTCAATTGGCTGGCATTCCGGCAATTGCTTCAGCAACTGGATTGACAGCTGCCGGTGGCGCTGGACTTGGTGCATTGCTTGGTCTGATCTAATATGCCCAACATCCCGACACCAGAGCCACAACGCTACGCTGACGCGCAGCTCATGGCTTTGCTTGATCCATCAAGCAAGCGTGACACCATCCTGATCACGCCTGGATCACCAATGCCGTCTCGCATCCCTGATGGTTTGACAGTGGCTGAGACAAGCCGAGGCATTGTGATCACCAGTGACCCAGCAAAGGTCAGGATCATTGACCAAGGGTCTGAGAAAGATGTGGGCATGGCGCTCTTTGGCTATGCGTACGATCAGGCCAAAGGCTTTGACAATGTGGCGGTGGCCATGGATAGAGCTGGAACACCGGTGGCAGAGCTGGCCATCAAGCCTGGTCAAGAAAGACGGGCCATGAGGGCTGCATCTTTGCTTGCACCAGATACAGGATCAACTAACATGATGAGCAGAGGCGATGTGGTCAATACTCGCCTCAAAGGTTTATTGGATTAAGGTGGCAATATGGCAAATGAATTTGACTTCAGCAGTTTAGGCAGTATGTTTGGCGGTGGTGGAACACCAACGGGGCTTGATGCGTTACTGTCAGAAGACCAGCGCAAGCTATTGGGCCGTAATGCTGTCATGTCGGCAGCGGCTGCACTATTGCAGGCCAGTGGCCGAAGTGCAGTCCCAATCAGCATGGGTCAAGCACTGGGTGGGGCTTTGCAGGCAGGCCAGCAAGGCTATCAGCAGGCAAGAGCTGGCTCATTGCAAGATGTGCTTTTGGGACAGAAATTGACCGAGGCTCAACGCGCAGCAAAGGCTGATGCTGACTTCTTAAAAATGTTGCAAACACCAGAAGCTGCTGCGCCTGCACCAATGCAGCCATTGACAGGCGAGTCAGTCTCAATAATGGAGCCAGCGCCTGCACCTACGGCAGCCAATCCCTTGGCCAGCTTAAGCCAACAACAACGTGCCTTAATTGGCGGTCTTGGCCGAGAGAAAGGCACTCAGTATTTACTAGAAGCTATGAAGCCAGAGGCCACTCCAGAGAATATCAAAACCTTGAGAGCATTGGGTTTGCCGGTGACATTGCAAGGTTTGCGTCAACTGGACAAGCCAGAGCCATCACCAGCCGAGTCGCGTTTGCTTAAAGAGGCCGGAGTCCCCGTCACTCTTGAAAATATTATGCAACTGAGGCGCTCTGGTGCAACCAATGTCAATGTCAAAGTGCCAGTCGACATGACCAGTGGCCAAAAGGGTTTTGAGAATGAAATGAGTCTTAGCAAAGCATTTAAGCAAGAGCCAATTTACAAAGATTACAGCGATATGCAGTCTGCATTTGGTCAAGTGGTTTCATCATTGAGCGCAGGCACACCAATTGGTGATGTGGCTGGTGCTACCAAAATTATGAAATTGCTCGATCCAGGCTCTGTGGTGCGTGAGTCTGAATTGGCAATTGCTATGGCCGCGTCTGGCCGCATGGACCGATTGCAGAACTATTTCAACAACATGATGACTGGTCAGAAACTCACTCCGACCCAGCGCGATGACTTTAAGGCTTTGGCCAACGAACTGTATGCAGCCGCTGGCGATGCGTACAACAAGAAGCGCAATGAGTATCGAGGATTTGGTGAGGCTTATAACTTCAAAAATCTTGATACAGCCCTTGGCGCTCCAGCCACTATCCCATCAGTCATGCGCAGTGGTGGCGGTGGCGGTGGAGGAGGTGCGACAAGACCATCTCTTGGTAATATCTTTGGCGTACCAGGAGGCTGATCATGGATGGCATTAAAGAGAAAATCAAAGAAGCTCAAAAGGCTGGTTACAAAGATGACCAGATCATTCAGTTTTTGGCCCAATTGCCTGATGTTGGACCACAAGTTACAGCTGCGCTTGAGAATCAATACCGGCCAGCCGAAATCCTAAAATTCTTGGGGCAGTCTCCGGCCTATCGAGAAGGTACAGAACTGCCAACGGCATTTCGCGGATTTGTCAGCGCCATGCAGGCCCCAACATTCACCGCATTCCCCAAGATTGTGGGTGCAGTTGGCGCTCCATTTGCCGCCATTGAACAAGGCATTCCACTGTCTGAAGCCTACGCGCAGGGCCGTGACATCATGCGTGGTGCTGCCGAGTCTTATGAGCAAGAAGCCCCATACAAGGCCGCTGCTGGTCAGTTGGCGGCCAGTCTGCCAATGGTCCTTGGCGGCTTGCCCAGCACTGTCGTCAGAAATATTGGCGGTGCTGTAGTGCCAGCAATTGAAGCTGTCGCCCCAAGGGTCGCGCCATCAATTCAAGCGGCAGGCAGATACATGACTGCTGCGCCTGGTGCTGGCCAAGTCATGGGCATGGGCCAGCGCATGGCACAAGCCGGAGGCTCTGGCGCTGGCTATGGATTTGTAAGCGGCCTTGGTGGCTCTTATGAAGATGACGCAATAGAGATGTTGAAAGAAGCAGGCAAAAGCGCATTGATCAGTGGTGGACTAGGTGTTACCACTCAGCCAGTGATGGGCATTCTTGGTGCTGGTGGTCGTCAGGCCATGGCGCGTATGTCTCCCACATCTGCTGGCACATACGCCCAGCAAAAAGTGGCAGAGGCATTGATTCGTGATGTGCCGGAGCCATTAACAGGGGCAAACGCATTGACCAGAGCGCAGGCCAGACTTTTGAAATTAGGCCCAGAGGCTCGCATTGCCGATGTGGGTGACAAGTCAATGCGTAACTTGCTTGATGTGCAGGCCACATTGCCTGGCACAACGGCAGCTGCTACAGAGCGTGCCATTCGTGAGCGCCAAGTTGGTCGTGCTGGCCGACTAATGGAAGCGTCTGATGAAACCCTTGGAACTCAAGGCGCTCAATTTACGCAAAGCCTTGAGGCATTTAAGCAACAAAAATTCACAGAGTCGCGCCCTTACTACGCTGTCGTTGATGCATCAAATATATCTGTAGACAACAATTTAATCAACTTGCTTAAAAAATCAAGCAGTATGCAGCGAGATGCTGAAGACCTTTACAGAAAGCAAACGGGCTTAGATATTGATTTGTCAGCCTTAAAGTATGGCGAACAAGTGCCAATGAACGTGTTGGATACTTTAAAACAAAATTTGTTTGATTCAGCACAGGCAGCAAGGCGATTGGGCAATAATAATGACGCATTGGCAACTGACAAAATTCGTGTTGATTTAATTAATTTGCTCACCGAAAAATCACCCAAGATTGGTAATCAGTCTGCATATGGTTTGGCCTTAAAGACTTATGCTGGACCAGCCCAAATGGAAGAGGCTGCCAATCTTGGTCGAACAGTTATGAAGGGCGACATTCTTGATATTCAGCAGGCTGTTAAAGGTTTGGCCCAATCCGAACTTGATGCATTTAGAATTGGCGTACTTCAAGGTTTGCGTCAGCAAACTGGCACAGAGGCTGGCCAAACATCATTGCTCAAATTTTACAAAGAGCCAGCAACGCAAAGCAGGCTGAAGGCTGCATTTGGCAATGATTACAAAGCGTTTTCTGCTGCTGTATTAAAGGAAGAACAACTCAAGAAAATGGAATCGGCAGGCCGTGGCTCGGCAAGTGCTGCACGATTGGCTGGACAGGCTGATCTTGATATCGCACCATTAGCCCAAACTGCTGGTGCAGCGGCTTCTGGAAGCCCATCAGCCATTGTCACAACTGCTGTTAATCTGGCCCGTCAGACTCAAACCCCAGAGGCGGTGCGAAATGAGATTGGCCGCATCTTGCTCTCGCGTGATCCGCAGCAGTTGACCCAACTGGCAGATATTGTCAGAAAGCTGAACGAATCTCGCGCAAGAGCTGCTGGAGTTGCAGGCCGTGGCTCCGCTCAGATTGGTGGAATGCTGAGTGATAACCCAGCACCATAACTAAGACCCAAAAAACGCGGCCACAAGCGGGTCGCGTTTCACAACCCGTCTTTTCTGCCTGCGTCTGGCCAAGCCAAAGTCTTTGTCATCAGCCGACATTTTCTCTCTGTATTTTTTGATGCGCTCTGAGCCTGGCACTGGCCCAGGCGCTTCAGCATCATCCCCATCACCCCATGACCACAGAGGCCTCCACTGGCCATTGGCGCTCACTCTGGTGTATCCACTGATGTAGACCAGCTCATTGCGGTGCAAATCAAACAGAATCCTCGCAGCACTGCGTCTGGCACAAAAGCAAATCTTGGCCAAGTCAAGGTCTGAGAGGTTCCCTTTCTTTTGGAGCGCTGCCTCGATGGCAGGCTCTACACGGGGCTTTAAGCCTCTGGCCATGTGCTGGTCTCCATTCGGGCTTTCAAGCGCTCCAGCATTGTTTTGACAACGAATGCACGGGTTTTAACTTCATTGGGGATTGCATGGCCAAAGACTTCTGGGTGGAGTAAGTCATTGACCAGGTCAAGGCAGGCATCTATGGCCGGTGGCAATTCTTTATCTGGTTTCATGTTTGACTCTCTACTTCTTTTAAGTTAACCCAGCATGGGCTGACATAAGTTAATTTGTCATTTGTCAACTTGCGGACATGGCCTTTTCTGTAATGAGCGCATGGTGATCCATGGGAAAAATTACCGCGCTGTAATTTTTCGATGGCAGCGTCTCTTTCATCTACCCCGACTTTCAGACTATTCAACAGTCGAAGTTTATGCATAAGGCGAATACCCGCCATTCCACCAGGTATTGCGTTAAGGCCCAGAGGGGTCAGCGTGAATCTTTCGACAGCTGACTCTTCTAATGTATAAATTTCTTTCAATGTCTCAGCCGAGCCACAAACTTGGACCACTGGATACATTGGGATTTTTTCTTGCAAAAGCGAATTCCACACCGAATGAAATAAAAACCCAGTATTTGAGGCTGCTTTCTTTTTATGCTCCATGAACCTGGTCATAAAACCGCGTTTTGTGATGCCAATGTATCCGCGCCTTAAAGGCTCACTTGTCTTTTCAGTGAATCGATCATCACTTTCATTGATTTTGAAGCGGATGTGATAAAGGGCATATTGCTCAATTAACTCTTTATCGTAGGCCAAGTGCAATGGAATATCGATTCTCATTAAATAATCTGGCTGGCCAATAACTTGATTCTCAATAATCAAAGGTTTAGAAGCCAAGATAAACACCATTAGCCTGGAGCTGCCATCCATGTTTCTATGCACAAAATTGGAACTGTCCAAAAAACTCATCTTTGAGGTTTCTTGATCCATGTAAAAGACAGTGTGAATCTGAATGCCATTTACATCATCTATTCCCAAGGGGTGCAACTTGGCGACTTGCAAGTCTCTCTTTATTTTCTCTTGCATCCCATGACTGGAAAAACAATACTCGATGTTTTTCCAGTTATCGGTCAAGGAACTTCTCCAGCGCAGAGACCTCAATGTGGTCCACCATGGACTGCAAAATCATGTGGGCAATGTCCACATCAGTGCCAGCGATGTATGCATTATTCAGCGTCATGCACTCTTCAAAATCAGGCTCATAAGGTGAGCCATGGGAGTCTGTCGAGCCTTTCTCTTCTGGGCTGTATTCCAGAAAGCATATAAGGTCCACATCTTCAACTGAGCAGTCGAACTGGAACAAGTCTTTGGGGCATGGGGGTGTAGGGCCGTAGTTCATGCTCAACCCCTCCAAGCCAGCATCACGCCAATGCCACCAAAAATAATGATGGCCAAGACGCATTCAATTAGGGTGGTAATGATTTTCTGTTTCATCGGTTTCTTTCGTTAATGGGGCCGAAGCCCCGTGGGTTTAATTAGCGCGTAGAACGTGTGCCGATTAAGTCGCCATCCATGATCTGGAACAAGATGGTTTTGGCAATGTTGAGGGTCTGGCGAGCGCCCTCTGTATTGCCATAACCCATTTGCTCTTGAGCATCAGACATCAAGCCTGCGACCACAAAGTGGCCACCATGCAGTTTGTAAGTGATGGATTCTTTAACCTGGTCAATGTAGCCCTCAATATCATTGAAGCCATACATTGATTCATTGCGAGTGGTTTGTGTTGCGTTTGTCATTTCGTTTCTTTCGTTTGTTTCGTTAACCAACTGAATTTGTGTTGGTGAAACGGATTATGACGCAAAACAAATATGTTGCAAGAATTATTTTTAATCTGTTGTTTTTTTACATATACCGCAATTAGAATGCGGCCATGGAATCAATTCACACTATCAGGGCAAGGGCCAAGGCTCACAAGATAACCATGTCTGCCGTGTGCGATGAGGCTGGCATCCAACAGTCCCAAGTCAGCCGGTGGCTGAGTGGAACTGTGGAGCCGCTTTGGACATCAGTCAATCAATTGCACTTGGCGCTTAATAAACTGATCGACAAATCACCAGTCGTTATCGACTGACTCGGCAGCAGCTGGCGCTTTACCGGCCACCACGCCAAAGTCACTGGCAGCCGATGGCTTTGCACCACCCAGCGAGTCACCCTTAGACAAAAGCATGATGTTGTTCAAACCATACGACACGCCCTTGTTGCCTGCCTGGTCATAAGCATAGGCATTCAAAGACACGCGGCCATAGTCGCCAGAGACC